GTATTAACAGGATATCCCGCTAATTCTTGTGATACTTCCGTATTATAAGTTGAGCTACAAGTATAATTAATTGGTGCTGTAAAATCTGACAATGGTGAACCACCAGGGTTGTCAGCTATTAATGTGTTTGTTGCATCACCTAACGATGCGGTACTAATATTAGAATTTTCTTCATTTGGATTGTCATTTTTACACTCACATATTTGACAAGATGGGTATAATATATTAGGTAGTTTAGGTCGTGTTGTTTTAAGAAAATTTTTAAATTTATCATACATTTGAGTAAGAGCCTCACAAGGTTTTTTTAAAAAATTACTCAATAATTTTTGGCCAAGGATTTCTACGTCTTTTAGTGCACAAACAGCAACTTTAGCAACGTATAATAAACCAAGATAATAATACAAAATAACATAAACAAGGTGTGTTATTATTACAATTTGACTTATTATTTGAACAAAAATTATAATTAAAAATTGGATAAATACGTAAAGAAAATCAAACTTGTACTGAGCGTCATTTGATGGGAATTTATTAACCAACGCTTCACAATCTTTATTATCAGAATACTTAATTCCAATTATTTTTCTTTTTGCAAAACCTTTTCTGTATTCCGTCATTAACTGTGAAATGGTATAAACTTTATTGAATTGGAATTCATAAAATCTATCTTCACAATTGATTGCTTCCCTTATCATTGCATCACCAAGGGTTGTTCCCGTAACTCCATAAGCATCCCAATCAGTGCTAAACGAATATGACGAGTTTGCTAATCTGTAGTCAACACTTAATGTTTTTGGGTCTACTAAATTATATGAACAAGGTATTTTATCAACTTGTTGTCCGGTTAAAGGGTCGTTATCCGGGTCACTCACACCCCAACCCCATTCTTTAATATTTGGAATTAAAAAATTTGCCCTTCTAATTGGTGTGCTCAAAGAATTTGGTTGTTCCCATTTTACTTTGAATCTATATTTTCCCTTTGTGGGTATTCCTATTTTTGGGTTTAAAGAAATTACGTTCTCCCCAAACTCATTTGTGTAGACATAATCTAAGTTCATTGGTAAATCTAATAACCACGCACCATCACTATCAATAACTTTACCACCATTATCTAAACTATGTTGTTCTAACAAAGGTCTTCCTAAATCATCCCTATATAGAGTGTGTCTAATTGCTAATATTTCACCAGGTCCCGCAACAAAATTACATACGTTACCTGAACTTTGACTTGGCTTACAATTTCTAGCTAATGCGTTATCGTCGTTATCCGAATAAACAGAACCCATAAATATAGATGTTGGTTCTATCTTAACTCCTTGCGTTCCCAAATCAAAATCAGAACGATTAACTCCTAATATACACAATTCAGGTTGTCCCCAAAGTGGTTGAACCTCAACAGTTTTCTGCATTACAACAATTTGTGGTAATCCTGCGAAATTAGGCGATGATTTAAAATAAGGTCCGTCAAATTGTGCTGGGTTCCCTCTACCCATTCTAATTAAGTCCTGTGGTGATAAAGAGAATTGTCCTATATCTGACAAATCGACATTCATTACGATTGTATGAGTTCCGGTTGGTATACCAAAAATCATAAAATCACCACTATCATTTGTTTGAACTGTAAATCTATAATATTTGTCGTAAACTTCCGCAACGTTTGAGTCAACTAAAACATCTTCTCTTGTTGGGAAAGTACCGGTTGGTACGTGTCCGTTATATGATGCGGTATAAGGTAATAAATTATATTGATACCCATCATCGTTTTTATCGTTTGGCGACTTATAAGGGTAAATTGAGGTAATATATGGATTAGTTTCGTCCAAAGCAGTTAAAGGCACAAATATTGAAACTTTTGCATTTGGAACACCGAATCCATTATTGACGCTAACACGTCCAACAATCACTCCATAGTTTGCACAGGCTCTGGTATATATTTGACTTGGTAATATTTTTAGAGACAAAATCTCCAAAAAATCATATTCTTGTTCTAGTTTAACTTGTATTGCCTTGTCTACACCAACTTCGGTTCTAATACGGAATGAATTTGACATTAATATCTTTTTTTGATAAATAGTTTATTGTCTATTTTCAAAATATAGATTATAATCCGTCAAAATAAATTATGAGAAATTAACTGTGCTTAAATTCTTAACTCTTATGTTAATATCCTTGTTTGAGAATCTTACTTGATAAATTTGAGATGGTTCAGCAAATATTGTGTCATCAATTAATTGAATTTTTTTAGTCGTACTATCGGAATATCTTTGAGATGTTTGTGATGATGAATATTGACCACCAACTTTATTATACACACTAACATCTGAGATTGATAAAACCCCATTTAACGCCTGAACTTGTCTTTTTAATTCAGATAAATTAACGTTTTGACCCATTTGTCTATTTGTTGGAGCAAAATAATTAGTTACTGTTGTTATTATATCTGTAATAACTGAACCCTGATTTTGTGTTGAGTCCAAGACAACACTCCAATCCAACGATAAATCAACCACCTTTGCCGTTTCAACAGAAATATAATCATTTATCATTCTATAATTTGACAAATAATTTGCGATATTTGATTTTAATGTATTTGAAACTATTTCAGTTAACGACCCTGTTGAATCGTAAGATAACAATTGAACTTTGATTTTGTTATTTTCTTCGGTGATTGCCGCTTTTGCTGGAGCACCAAATTGTGATGGCATTGTTTTTAATAATGAATTATAATCTTCAATAGTTACCGCCCTGTTTTGAGCCGAAAAGTTAAAAGATACCATATTTCTTACTTCTTCAACCGTTGGTGGATTAGCACCACCTATTGCAGCAATAGGGTTTGTACATCTTAAAGAACGAACTACAGAAGTGTTAATTGTTTCTGAAGGTCCGTTAATTGCTAAATCAACAGTTCCTACTTGAGTAATAACATTAACACCAACATTTGAATTTGCTCCTCCACCAACTCTATATTGGACAAACAATGTTGTATTTGCCTTCAATGTTGCTCCTAACCCCATATTGTTTGAATACTTTTCCAAATTAAGAATATATCCATTTCTTGCAAATTCTCTTAATTGTTCATCAGCACTCTGACTACCATTACCAAAAGTCATTTTTAAAAATCCTTCCGGTGTAAATTCACTGATAAATCTATTATTGGTTGTAATATACGTTCCAACTTTAATTCCCGGAACATCAGATACTTTTGTTGGGTCTTCCACAAAAACTCTATCTTCAATTAACGCTTTAACTTCATACCATCTATTGTCTGTCCCCAAAAAGGTTGAATTTGGTGGTGTGTTTGCGTATTGAGTTCCGTCCAAAAGAACAACGGAAGATATGGTTAAAACATTTTTTTCGGGTAAAAATAATTCAAAAAATGGTCTAACGTCAGAGATTGTAATAGCTCTTTTGAATACCTTTGTTGCACCGTTTACAACGGTTTCTCTTTTAGTAATTGTATAATTAATTACCGTTCCGTTTGAATCTAAATTAGGTATTTTAACCCTGTTTGGATATCCTTCATTATTATAAGCCGAGGCAAAATCAATATCATAAACAGTTTCAAATGTTTGTCCCGCACCATTTACCTGAGAACCTCTTCTCATTATACCACAATATCTTAAATCTTCTTTATCCCCATAAGCAGGAACAGTTATTGAGAAATCAACTAAAGTAACTGAAGGTCTATAACCAGGAATTTTCAAACCATAAGTTCTCGCAATATTATATATTGAAGAACGTTGTTGTGCATATTGTAATACAGTTTCTTGAATACTTCTATCAATGTTGAATTGTAAATTATCTGTAACCGCAGCATTTAAATCCAATAAAACAGAAAATATTGATGCGTCGTTAAAATTACTAACTAATTCAGGATAATAAGCTTTAGTAAAATTTATTAACTCCGTTCTTATGGATTCAAAATCCCTTGTTGTATACGATATTTTTTTGTTTGCCATATTATACGTTAATTATTACAAAATCAGAAGCACCAAACGCCTCATCTGTTATTAAATATTCAATTTTAACCTTTGCCGTGTGTTCTAATGTTCCGATGTTTGGGACG